CCTTTCTGTATTTCTCTGCGAAATTACAGAAATGATATATTTGTGTAGAAAATACGCAAAACGGACATTGGAGAATAAAAATAAAATGACTGCGGGAAGACCACCAAAACCAACGGAACTTAAAAGATTACTGGGAAATCCTGGCCAAAGACCTTTGCCTGATTTAAATAACATTACGCATCTGCCTATGGCCAGGGAAATTCCAGCACCTCCTGAGACTCTTGGTGAGGCAGGAACTAAATTATGGAATCGTGCTTGGGGCATGGCTGTTACTTGGCTAAGTCCTGTTAGTGATATTGATGCAATTAGCAATGCTTCATTTTTGGCTGATGCTTCAGAGGCTGCAAGAAACAAATACATGGCTACCCTTGAGGCTGCTGACGGAAGAGCGTTTGTCGCAATTAATAAAGCATACACAGATGCGTTAGCATCGCTTGGGTTTGATCCTATTGCGAGGTCTCGCTTAGGTGTAGCAGAAGTCAAGGCTGCAACCTCTATAGACAAACTTTTGGAAAGAAGGCACAACAGAGCCAATGCTGATACAATTATTGTTGAGGCTGAATCTGAAATCGTAGAACAAGGGGAATCCATTAATAATGAAGCAAGTAGCAATTAACGATATAGGTACAACAGAGGATTTTCTGGCTGCCATAGACGCATCCATGAAGACCTGGAAGAATGATGATCCAATAGTTGGAACAGTAGTCCAGATTGATCGTGATGGCATACTCGTAGATATTGGCGACAAGGCAGAAGCCTTTGTCCCAAAGAACGAGGTAAGTAATCGTAGGAATTTTGATATTCAAGAGATTGTACAAATTGGGCAGGTAGTAGAAGCAGTAGTCCTACATAAGAATGACGAAGGACAATACATACTTTCAATGAAGCAAAATGAGATTGAATCCATTTGGCGAACCATTCAATACAAGTATGAAATATCTGATCCTATTATGGGTAAGGTTGTTAAAATTGTTAAGGGTGGCCTAATTGTAGATATTGGTGTTAAAGCCTTTTTGCCAGGATCTTTGGTAGATACAAATAGAGTTACAGACTTTACAGCATATGTTGGCCATGAGGCTGAATTCCTAATTCACTCAATTGATAAGGAAAAGGGAAGTATCGTTCTTAATCGCCGTTCACTTTTAGAACAACTTCAAAAGGAAGATAAGCAAATAGAATTTGCCAAGTTAGAAATAGGACAAGTTCATAAGGGTAATGTATCAGGTATTACTGATTACGGAGTCTTTATTGAAATTGGAATGCTTTCTGGATTGATCCATAAGTCAAAGATGGGTGAGTTTACACCTGAGCAATTTACTTTGGGTCATGAAGTAGAAGTTGAAATCATAGAGATTGACTTTGAAAAGAGCAGGCTGTCCTTATCGTTAAGAGGTTAAGATGACTTGGCCTCCAACATATTTATCTCCTGTTTCAGAAACTGAGTTGGCTAACACTCGTGGATATGAGGTTATAGATTTTATTGAGACTCTCTGCCATTTAACTGAAGACTCTATTGCTGGTAACACTGGAGATAAGTTTTTATTGAGGCCCTGGCAAAAAGATTTGCTTGTTCATCTTTATGCTGAAAGAGAAGATGGATTACTCAAGCACCGTCGTGCCCTAATTGGCGTTCCAAGAAAGAATGGTAAGTCAGCACTTATCGCTTCCCTTGTTTTGGAGCAAATTGTTTTAGGCGTTAATGGTGGTCAGATTTATTCTGCAGCAGCAGATAAAGAGCAGGCCAGAATCATTTTCAAAACGGTAAAGAAGATGATTGAACTTGAACCAGAGTTAAAAGACATGTTAGAAGTGTATCAAAACACTATCTACAACCCTACTACTGGTTCTGTTTACAGAGCATTGTCTTCTGAATCCTTTACAAAAGAGGGTTTGAACTCTACATTTATCGTAATTGATGAGTTACATGCACAACAAAATAGAGAGTTATACGATGTTTTATCTCTATCTATGGGTGCAAGATTAGAGCCAATGCTGGTTGCAATCACTACAGCAGGCACTAAATATGACTCAAATGGTAAGGATTCTATTTGTTATCAGATGTATAACAGAGGAATTCAGATAGCAAAAGGCGAAGTTGAGGACCCTTCTTTCTTCTTTGCATGGTATCAAGGCGATGAAAAACTTAATTATAAGGATCCTGAGAACTGGTATTTAGCAAATCCATCAATGGGAGATATCGTATCTGTTGAAGATATGCAGTCTGCATCATTGCTTACACCTGAATCAGAGTTTAAGACTAAGAGATTAAATATCTGGACTTCTACTGGTCAGTCTTGGATTCCATCAGATGCTTGGGATGCTCTTGAACTTAAGAACAGAGAAATCATTCCTGGAGAAGACACAATTCTTTCCTTTGACGGTGCTTTCTCAAATGACTCTACTGCTATAGTTGCCTGGTACTTAGGTGGTGAAAAGCCACACTTAGAAATAGTAGACTTGTGGGAACTTCCAGAAATGGATGCAGATCCTATGTGGTCAGTTCCTATTGCAGAGGTAGAAAAGACTCTTGTAGACACCTACAGAGATCCAAGTATAAGCGTTAGAGAAGTAGTATTTGATCCAGCAAGATGGTCCAGAACCTTTATGTTGCTTGATGAAGAAGGTATGCCTGTCATATCTTATCCTAACTCAGCAGAGCGTATGGTTCCAGCCACACAGAAATTTTACGAGGCAGTGATGAATCAATCATTTACTCATAATGGTGATGAAAGACTTGCCAGACATATAGCAAACACTGTGACAAAAACATCCTCTCGTGGTATTATGGTAGCCAAGGCTACTAATAAAAGAAAGATTGACGCTGCAGTAGCAGCAATATTTGGCTATGATCGTGCAACAGCACCAAAGCCACCAAAACAACCTGTTGCAAGGTTTCATTCAATATAGGAGCATAATGAAAAAACTAAAGATAGACTGGCCATTAGTAACAGAGGTCACTGGTGTTGGTCTTACAACCTATGGACTTTTCTTAATATTTCCACCAGTTAGTTTTATAGCATTAGGTTTATTTTTAGTTTATATTACGGAAAAGGAGTAATTGTGGCAATTGCAGGTATTTACAACTTTACCCTTGACCAAGGTTCTACATGGACACTACAGATAGTTTACAATGATTCAAACGGAAACCCAGTTAACCTGACTGGCTACACAGCAGAGATGCAGATTCGTCGTAAGTTTGATTCTGATACTGCTGTATTAACTCTATCAACTTCAAACGGTGGCATCACAATCACTGGTCCTACAGGAACATTAAATTTAATTGCAACAGACGAGCAAGCAGATATTGATGCAGGTCTTTATGTCTATGACTTAGAACTTAGCATTGGTGGAGTTAGAACTCGTTTAATTCAAGGAACAGTCACAGTTAGCGGAGAGGTTACAAGATAATGACTTCAATTTCAAATCAAGTAGTTGTTAATGAAACAAACAACATTGTAACAGTATCTGCACCTGGTCCTGCTGGAGCACCTGGAATAACAGGAGCCACTGGCCCTACTGGTCCAACAGGAGTTACAGGAGCAACTGGTCCTACAGGAGCAGGCGTTACTGGTCAGACTGGCCCAACTGGTGCAACGGGTGCTACAGGTCCAACTGGACCTACAGGTGTTACAGGTGATACTGGGCCAACTGGTCCTACAGGCGTTACTGGAGACACAGGAGCAACTGGACCTACAGGAAGTACAGGAAGTACAGGACCTGCAGGAGCAACAGGTGTAACTGGAGTCACAGGACCCGTTGGAGCAACTGGCTCAACTGGCCCACAAGGTGTTACAGGTGATGCAGGAGTAACTGGAGTTACTGGCCCAGTTGGAGCAACAGGATCTACAGGACCCGTTGGTGTTACAGGAGACACTGGACCTACAGGAGCCACAGGCTCAACTGGTCCTATTGGTGTGACTGGAGCGACAGGACCAACTGGTGCTACAGGAGCGACGGGCCCACAAGGAATTACTTCTGGTCGTAACTATTTCTTTAACTCATCTGTCAC